CTCTCAGTTGCTTCTCTTCTTCTAGCGCTTGTAAGAGCAAGATTAGATGAACCTCTTTCTCCCAAGGCATCATCATTTCTAGTTCTGTTAATGAGTATTTATGATGCCTCATCAACAAAAAACTCGTTTTAAAATGATTTGCTAGAGTTTCATGCGAGAGGCACACTAAAAAAAATCTTGAATTCCTCTCAGTTCAATGTGCGTATGCTCGCCACATTTTGTGCAGTCAAAGTCAATGTCATACGAGACTTTTGGAATGTCCATCAGAAACTCAGAAACTTTCTTAAACTGTTCGCGCGTCATCGACTCAAGGAATCGACGAATGCTTTCTTCTGTTTCGTCTTCCATGTCAATGCGTTCATCATCTGCATAGACTGCTTCAAGACTGCTAGCCAGAATGTTAAAGCCCATTTCACCTTCGTCTTCGACTTCTTTGAGATTCACATAACTAGGGTAGCGCATCTGCACAGAAACTTTGTCGTCAAGTTCGATGATGCTATTGTTCGGGCGCGAATCACAGACAATACTGTCAAGATCCATTTCGTATTCATTGTCATGTTCGCAAGACTTACACTTGAGACTTAGCGATACTTTCTCACCAACAGACTTTGCGCGAAGCTTAATAAACAGATATTCTAGATCAAAAGTGGTCAGTTTAGACACATCTAGTTTTGTCGAAACACAAGCAGACACGGTGTCAATGATTGCGTCCATGATCTGATTAGGATCTTTTGTCTCAGCCGCCAGCATGAGAATCTTTTCTTCTTTGACAAGATATGGGCGGAACTTAATTTTCTTTCCCGTCGAAGGGAGAGTCAACTCATACTTTGGTGTTTCATTCAGTGTTGGCAATGCCATGATTTATCTCCATTAAATATTAGCCGCTATTGCTCCTATTACACCAGCAAGGGCTTTTTTCAGTTTATTGTTTGGTGTGATCTTTTCACCTTCCCAATATTGATATGAGAATTCTACAGTGAATTGACTGATTTCGTTCGACGCACCATCATTAAATGTTTCGTTGGACACATTGATAGGAAACGCACGATCAAGCGTCCATCGATAGTTCTTCTCAAGTTGTGTACCGATATCTAGATCAAAGCTAAGATTGATAGGACCTAAAGATACGTCTTTGTTGTATATGGGAAAACTTGAACCTTTTTCAAGCTGATAGATTTCAATCTTTTTACAATATTCATCTGGATATGCTGCTGAATATCGCCCTTCGACATCATCATAACGCCCTACAATCGCGCGCTGCCATGTTTCAAAATACTCTCTTGTAGCCTGGTCATTCAATACACGAAAGGTCATAGACACGCTAGGATTTACGAAGCCGTATGCAACATCTTGCTTGACAACGCCCAGTTCGCGCTGCACCGTAGATAACTGGCGTGAAGGAAGATTTACACTGGTGCAAAGCACACCATGCTCGTAAGCATTTACGCCTCTTTGAATCGAAGGTAGATACACATAGTAAAGGTTTGTGCGAGCAAAGCCACGCCCATTACTTGCAATCGACTTTAATTCTTCGACTGTTCCTGATCTAAGCATTCATTATTCTCCGTGAATCTTTGTACACTTGACCCATCGTGCCTTTCTGCCACTGAGCAACAGGCAAGAATGTAGCAATCTCCCACTCGGGCGGTGGAATATATGCGAGTCGACCTTCGACCTGAGTAGTCAAGTAATGCTTGAAACAGGGCTTGAAGTATTTGAACTTTGCTGCTCTGTTTAAAAACTCATACGATACTTCGAACTTTGTCGTCTCATCGTACTTCTTGTTATTTGTAATGTCCATCAACCCATCAAGAAACTTAGCGCGAAGCGGAATGGGCAGATAGTGAACATTCATACCGTAGAAGCCTTTCGGTGCTGGACCGACTGCGATCACAAGGGGAAATGCGTCCCAGTAAGGCAGTGTATCGCGATGCTTGGCGTCATAGAAAAACATGTACATCGAACCAGAAGCGGATCTTGCTCTTTTTTGAATCGGGTCTTCGTTCATCAATGCGCGACGATTGATGTTACGCATGTTCTGAACTTTACGACGAAACCACTCGCGCGACTCTTTAGTCCGTGGTGTGATACCAGCACGAAACGCTTCTTGCTCTACTGTCTGAAAAAGATTGCTCATACTTTCTTTCTACGAAATGGTTTTAATGGCTTGATCGATTTGGGCATAATACCTTTACTTTCAAGTTCTTTTTCTGTCCAAATCTCAAAGCCCCAGCCTTGATCTTTTGCGTATTCTTTAGCGGCTTCCCACTTATTTATATTCTTTATGTAGGTATAACCCTCAACAATGTAACGTTTTGTTCTACGATTGCCAGTCGGTGGTGACAACTCTTTTGCTGGCTTGATTTCGACAAGCACGGTCTCACCTGTCTGGTACACGATTTTCAAATCCATGAAGTAGCGATGAATCTTCTTATCGACTTCATATAGATATGGTATCACCACCTCTTCGCTTGACCAGTATTTCACCTTGGGATTTTCATCACACCACTTGAAGCAGTGCCTCTCCCACAAAGAACGGTAGATCACATTCTTGTAATCACCTTTATACTTCTCTACGTTCTTAACTTTGTATTTGCCTTTGTATGTCATGAAAAACTCTATAAATAAAGAAACAGTAACTCACCAATTATTTAGAGTGTATTCTATGTCAAGTCTTTTCAATCAAGGGCGCAATTTTTTAGAGCAGCAGGGGCGCGCGATAGGTGCACTAGCTGAAACTTTTACTGGTGAAGAAGAGCCTGCTACGGCTAATGAAGAAGTAGTGCTTGGGAATAAAAGAGTACCTGATACTGAAAACGTTGACGCAACAAATCCTTCGACTGAAGCGGTCGAAGAGTTTAGGCGTTTACGATACCCTCTCACACTTTCGCATAACTATCCTGCAAGGATTATATTTAAAGCAGTGAAAGTAGATGGAGTTGATATCGCAAAAAACATTGGTGATACCTTTACTTCTTTGCTAGAAAAGGCAAATAACTTCGCACTGAAAATTACTGGTGAGTCATTCACTTCTTCTGTTGCTGATGAAAAAGTACCTGAAGAAACTGCTGAAGTAATAGAAGAAGCAGAAAATCAAAGCAAGGCTGCAGTTCAATCTTATGAAAACAATCAAGGCGGTAAAGTGGTTGGGATCGTCGAGCTTCCTTTGCAAAGAGACTTGAGATTCAGCGATAATGCTCAATACGAAACTGCAAACTTAGGTGTTCTCGGCGGTGCACTAGAACAAGGGCTACGAGGGCAGAATGCATTTGCAGGTGCTACACGAAACGGTCAGCTAGTGCCTACAGCGTCTGCGCTTGCGGCTGCTGCTGTTGCTAAGGGAGCGGGTGAAGTCGCTGGTGCCTTAATTGGTAAGCTCGCAGCGGGTAATGCAGGAGCGATTCTTGGTGTCTCTGCAGCCGGTGGTGCATTCGAAGGGTTATCGCCCGCGGTGCGAAGCGCAACACGCATCGCATCCGCACCTAATCAGCGTACACTCTTTCAGCAAGTACAGATTCGTAGTTTTGCGTTTACTTTTAAAATGATTGCAAACAATGCACAAGAAGCGCAAGAAATTAAAAACATTGTCAAGTTCTTCCGTCAAGAGCTTTATCCCGAAAAAATTGCACTAGGTGAGTCTGGTGTTCCTCTTGCATATAAGTTTCCGAACATGTTTGAGATTCAGGTGCGCAATAAGAATGGCGTCAATCCTGCGTTCGACATTCAAAGATGTTATCTAAGAGATATTCAAACATCGTTTAACTCTACAGCGTCTGGCATGTATAACGATGGCAATTTTGTTGAGGTTGACATCTCGCTTGCATTCCAGGAGATTGTTGCTCTAGATAAGCAAAAGATTAGGGATGGTTATTAATGTCTAATTATTTTGAAAAGTTTCCAAAGGTCTTATATCTTTTCGGTAACGAAGAGCAACCTGTTCTATTTCAACAGCTAACACGCTATGTCGATCTAATCGATACGCTGAAAGAAGATGCAGGCGCATACATTGAGTATGAGATTCGGGATGGGGATCGACCAGATACGTTAGCGTATAAGCTGTATGGCAAGAGCGAATACGACTGGACTTTCTTTCTTATGAATGAAAGGCTGCGCGAAGTTGGTTGGCCGAAAACACTTGGGCAACTTTACACATATGCGCAAGAAAAACTATTTCCAAACTACACTGCAAAGCTCGGTCTGACTGCATCTGACAGCGCGACGGCACGAGGGCTTGCTGACAAATATCCCGAAGATCAAGCAGTGCTTGTTCAAGGCAGTAATGGTATTGTGGTTCGAAAGAATCTAAACGTTGGTGAGATTACTGTTTCTTCTGATAGCGATCTTACAGGCAAGAGCGCAATGTCCTACGCCGACGGCACCAATCTTCTTGCGCTTGGCAATATCGTCTATGAATATCAAGGCGTTCATCACTACGAAGACGACTCAGGCAACTGGGTTGATTTCTTCTATGACAACACAACTAAGATTCCGATCACAAATCTGGAATATTTGATTGCACAAAACGATGAAGCTAAAAAGATCCGCGTAATCAAGAAGCAGTATATCGAAAAGGTTGTGGGTGAATTCAAGAGATTGATAGAGAGAACTTAATGGCTCAAAATCAGTCACAATTTGGTATACTTGAAGCGTCAATAATACTATCTTCTGTGAAGAACGAAGATCGTGTTGTAGATGTTCGTGGTAATATTGTAGAGGTTAACTTCTACGAGAACCTTTACAAGCCATATGTTGATGCGTCGATTGTTCTTATCGATGACTTTGGTTTGAAAGATGCGCTTTCGATTCAGGGCACTGAGCGTATCAAGCTTGTGCTTGGTAATGCTGAGAGCCCCGAAACACCGACCGTCGTCAAATACTTTTTCTTTTCGAAAATAAATGATGTCAAAAGAATGAACGAAAGAGCAGAACTTCTTTCGATCAATCTGGTAGAAGAACATGTTTACATCGATTCTATCAAGCAGTTTAGTCGTTCGTATACTGATGACCTTGAAAACATTGTCGAGACAATCGCGACGAATGAACTTGGGCGCACGGTTCGACGTTTATACTTCGATGGCTCGGTGCAGGGGGTTCGTAAAGTTCTAGTGCCTTATATGAGCCCGCTTGAGTCGATGCAGTGGATCAAAGATCGTGCGACGACCAGAACAGGAGCTCCATTGTTTTTGTACGGCTCGCTGTACTCAGACGAATTGCTTTTTTCTGACCTTGACAACCTTCTCAAAGAGCCCGTCATCAATGACAAACTGCCTTTGAGATATAGTTCTGCTATTTCTAGCATGAATCAAGAGAACGAAGGGCTTCGCCCATACTACGAGATCATTTCGTTCAAAGAAGTTGGTTCTGAAAACGCACAAGCGTTGTACGAGAACGGTGCAATAGGTTCTTACTATGCTAACATCGATGCAGGCACAGGAACCGTCTCGGGCAGTCACATTAGCATTCGCGATATCATCGACGAATTCTATACGAATGAACTAATTTCACCTGATACGACACAAAGCCTTTTTGATCCTTCGCTTGAGATTGATGGCAGACTTTCTGACGAATATAATTCTCTGCACATTCATCAAGTGTTTTCTAGTAATACCTATAATCAATTCAAAAGCTATCATGACGAGGCTTCTCTTCTAGATGCTAACAACTCCTTGATTGAATCGAAACTGAAAGTCAAGAACAAGATCATAAGAACAATCATTAAGAAGAATCTGATTGACATTGGTATGAACGGCTCTCTGTATTTTCAGGGCAAAGTTCATGTCGGCAGAAAGATGCGAGTATTGTTTCTAAACTCAAATGTGCAAGGTGACGAGAATGATCCCATCAAGCAGATTGACAAAAGAAAGTCTGGTGACTATTTGATTCTTGCAATCAACCATCGTTTGATCGATCAGAAGCACACAGCAATTTTAAGAATGACTAAACTTGGCGAACTTCCAAAAGATATTAAACTATGAATGTATTAAGACCTATACAGAAAGAGTTTTATGGTGATGACTATCGCTGGTTCTTTGCGACGGTCGTCAATGCTACGCCGCCTAGTGGTCTTGAAGGGCGTGTCAAAGTTCGAATCTATGGGGTTCACAATCCACTGACAAGCGAAATACCTGAGAAAGACTTGCCATGGGCGCAGGTTCTGCTTCCGACGACCGAAGGCGGTTCGTCAGGCATTGGGCGAATTCCACAACTAGTGACTGGTGCGTTTGTGTTTGGTGTGTTTCTTGACGGTGTTTCGTCACAGATTCCGCTGATTCTTGGCTCATTACCTCGCGTCGAGTTTCCTACTTCTATTCAGAGCGGGCGTAAACTGACTTCACCAGATAAGTTTGAATATAATCAAGAGCGACTACAGAATGTAATTGCACAGCCTCTCAAAGATGATAAAGAAGCAAGCGCAAGCGTGGGTCTTCGAAGACAGCAGGCAATGAAGTTCTTTATTGACAACGGCTATGATCTGATACATGCAGCATCAATTACTGGTGCGCTTGAAGCATGTTCTGGTTTTAAAACATATGATACAAATGCTGCTGTAGATACGGTTGGTATTGTCAAGTGGAAAAACAGTACAGAAACTGGTAGTCGCTTTAGCGAACTTTTAAGATTTGCTGCACAGTACTCGCCTAATTCTGACTGGCGTTTGTTTTCAATTCAACTGCAGTTTGTTTTGTTTGAGTTGCGTAATCGATTCAGTCTTGTCAATAGCAAAATGATTTTTACCACAGATATTAAGAGTGCTAGTGAAATACTCAACCGAGACTACATAAAAGGTTCGAATCGCAGTGATCAGTTAGCACAAAGGGCATACGAAGAGGCGCTTTCATAATGGCAGCTACAGAAAAAGAAAAACTACAGGAAACAGTTGAGACCGCCGCGTCTTCAGTTGACGCATCTCAAATAGATGAAACTGCAGAGACCGCTAAGAATACTTTAAGTAATTCGCTTGAAACTGTTGCAGGTGGTATTGCAGGCGAAGTAGAAGGCGGTGTTCAAAGTATAACACAAAAGTTTGATAAGTTCAAAGATCAGGTCAACAATACCACAACAGAAAGCTTGTTGGCTGATGCTTCTCAGACAG